CGCGCAGCAGCCGCTCCAGCTGCCATCGCGCCCCGCCGGTCCGCACCGCCACGCCGAACTGGATCACCTCATGCCCGAGCAGTGCCCGGTTCGCGCCGTTGAGCAGCGCGGCGTCATCCCCCCCGCTCAGTGTCATCGCCTCGTTCAGCAGCTCGACCTCGACCGCCGACCGCATGTCGAACAGCATCGCCGATGCCGCCGCCTCGGGTAGCACCGCGACTTCGCCCAGGGTCGCGGGCGCCGCCGTGCCGCCGAGCGATGTCAGGCCGCCAGTCGCAGCGTCCTCGAGGAACAGTTCCGCCGCTCGCCAGCCCGCCTGCCCTCCCGCGGCGGCGATCACCACCACCGGCGCGGCCGGAAGCTCGTCGCCCGGCACCGGCAGCTCGGCGACGGCAAGGCTCGTCATCCCGTGCAGCGCGTCCACCTGCGCGACCGCCTCGCCCGCACTGGCGGGCGGATCGGTAACGCCCGCGCCGCCGATCCGGCTGAGCCCCAGCCGCACGCCCATCGCTTCCCACTCGCTGCGGTCGATGCGCCAGCGCCCGGCCTGCCCTTCGACCGACACCGCCATGCCCGGATCCAGCGTCAGCGCGCGCCAGTCGCATCTCAGCTCCATCATGCCGCGCCCGGTCCACAGGCCTTGCAGCCGCGCCTCGGCGATCGACCGGGCTACCCCGGCCCCCAGCGCGGCGGGCAGGTCCAGATGGGCCTCACCCCGTCCCGCGCCGGGGCGCTCGGCCGTCTGCGCCCCGGCCTGATAGTCGCGCGCCGGGTCATAATGGCGCGCGACCAGCCGTACCGGCACATCCTCCGCCCGGCGGCGTGTCAGGCGCAGCCCGCGCTCCGCCTTGCCGTTGAATGACGCGCCCAGCATCGCCTGCCCGATCTGCGCCTCGCTCTCGTTCGCTCGCGTCAGGCGCAGCCCGTCCGCCGAGTTTCGCACCGCCATGTCCATGCCGTCGATCAACGGCGCCAGCGCATCGGCGATGCTCGCGCCGCTCGCCGCATATCTCCACCAGCGGCACCGACGGCGCTTCCCCGGCGGCGAAGGTCGCGCGGCTGATCTCCAGCGCATCCCCGGCGAAGCGCACCGGCACGTCGAAGCGGAAACCGGCGGTCAGCACCGCGCCCTCGGCCGGAGCGACGTCGAACGCGATCACGCCTTGTCCCGCATGGCTCCAGCCGCCCGCCTGCTCGACGCCGTCCACCGCGACGCGGATGCTGCCCGCGACCGGCCGGGTGATGAAGCGCTGCTGCGCGTCCGGCCCTTGCCCATAATATTTGGCGAGGCGGAACTGGCTTGCCGCCCCGTCGCCCGTGCCCAGCCGCTGATCGATCGCGCTCACCGCCTCGCCCGCGAGCGCGCTCTGATTGTCGAACGGATCGGTGAAACGGAACCCGCGCGCCGCCCCCCGCCGCGCCCGGAAAAATTCCATCAGCGCCACCAGATCGGCCTCCGACCTTACCCCCGGCCCGGCGTCGAAGCGCATCCGCGCGTCGGCCCAATCGCTGCTGCGCCGCTCATGGCCGGACAGGCTCTCGACCGTCTGCGTCGAAAATCCGGGCGTCACGCTCGCCTCCCGGCCGATCCCCAGCGGAAAGGACACATCGTCGAACGCCTGCATATCTTCTCCCCCGGCGAAATCGAAAAAGGTGAAACCGTCGCGCGCCACCTGCGGCAGCGCCCAGATGAAGGTGGCGGCCGCGCCGCGTTCCCGCCCTGCCCGCGCCGCCGCCTCGATCCTCGGCCACAGCGTCTGCGCGTCCGCGCCGTTGAGGACAAAGCCCGAAAGGTAATGCTGCTCGTCCGCGCCATAGCCCAGCCGGGCCGACGCCGCCGCGATGCCTTGCGCGGTCAGCGCGCTGCGCCCCTCCTGCACCCAGTCATAATCTTCCAGCTGAAGCACGTCGAAAGCGGGCTTGGCCCAGCCCGGCGGCATGTTCGCGCGCTTCGCCTCGGGCGCCTGCGGGTCGAGCACCGTCGGCAGATAGGCGAGCAGATGCATCACCGTGCCCGGCGCCTCGTCCGCCACGGCCGTGCACAGCGCCGCCGTCGATGCCGCGAGCAGCACGCCCGCCTGATCGAGCAGCGCGATCTGGCTTGGGTCGAGCGCGCCCCTTATGTCCGGGATCGACACCGGACTGCCGCCGAACGCCGCCTTCGCCGCATCGTCATAAAGGCAGATGCGCCCGTCTTGCGGCATCACCCACCACCAGGGCTCGCCCGCCTGGAATTTCGTCGTCAGGCCCGCGTCGCGGCCGATGGCGATGAACGCGCGCGCTACCGCCTGCACATATCCCATCGCGCCTGCGTGGGCGGGCGAGAGCAGGGTCGAGGGCGGCTCCCATCCGGTCAGCGCCGGGTCGCCATTTTCCGCCCGCTGCTTCCAGTCGCCCCAGCAATGCTCGTCGAACAATTCATAGGACAGCGACCAGATGACGCCGAAGCCGTGCGCTCCCGCCCGCGCCGCGAAATCCGCGTGCCACGCCGCGCAGGGCGTATTGAGCGCGCCTCCCGCAAGGCTGGCGTACCAGCCGCCGCTGTTCGCCTCGAGCCGGAAATAGTGGCTCATCCCCACATAATGGAGGATGTCGCCGCGATAGCCCAATGCATGGATCTGCCGCACGATCCGCTCGGGCGTCTGATTATACCCGTCGTCATATCCGGTCGCGATGGAAAGCCCGTGTTCGGGCAGCATCGCGTCCCCCACCGCCGCCAGCCCCTGCGCCGCGACCGCCTCACCCAGTTCCCCCCGGCCGATTGCCTCGGGCCAGCCGTGGCGGCAATGCCAGAACAGCGCGACCATTTCGGCAAGGCGCAATTCCCCCGCGCTCGCCCGGTCGATCAGCGCGAACAGCGGCCCCAGCTCTTCCTCCGCCGCGACCAGCCCCGCGAAGCTGGGCCTCAGCACCAGCACCTCTCCCGCCACGCGGATTTCCGCCTCGCCGCGCAATGCGTTCGCCTTCATCGTCACAGGCTTTCCACCGCGCCGGAGCTTTCGAGGCTGATCGTGTAATTACGCTCGCCATTATAATCGCCCGCATATTCCAAGCGCGTGACGAGGAACCGCCCGCGCATCCGCTCGCCGCTTTCAAAGCTCAGCTCATAATCGTCGATCACGCCGGTCAGCGCATTGGTGCGGATGCGCACCTCGCCCGCCGATCCGGTGAAGATGCCGGCCGCCGACACGCTGACCGCGCGCACGCCCGCACCGGAAAGCAGCTCGCGCCAGCCGCCCGAATCCTTGCTGGTGACATTCACCGCCTCGCCGCTCACCTGCAATTGCGTGGTGCGCAGCCCGGCTATGGTGCCATAGGTCAACGGCTGGTCGCCATTGCCGATCTTCAGCAAGAATGCGCTTCCTTTTTCTATGGTCATTGCGATATTCTCCTCATGATGATGGCGGCCGGGAAGGCATCGAAAATGGTCCTTCCCCCCGCGCGATTTTGACTGGAGAGGATGTCATGATCCTGATTGCACTGATCCTGGCCGCGGCCCCGGCCGACGCCGTTCCCAAGGCGCGGCAGGCCTATGCCTCCTGTCTCGGCGGCTACACCAATGACTCGATCGAAAAGAAAATGGCGAAGGACGAGTTTCTTGCCGGGCTCAAGACCAAATGCACCGACAAGGAAACCGCGTTCCGCGCCGCGCTGATCGCCGCCGACAAGGCGGACGGGATGACCGATGCCGAGGCGAAGGAAGACGCCGACGATCAGGTCGCCGGTTACATGGAGCAGATGACGGACAATTTCGACAGCGCGAAATAATCCTCCCCGAAACGGGGAGGGGGACCATCTGCCGTCAGGCAGATGGTGGAGGGGGGTCGCCCGGCCGAACGCCCCCTCCGTCACTCGCTTCGCTCGTGCCACCTCCCCGCACGCGGGGAGGATCACACCGCCAGCACCCGGATGCGATAATCCATCACCGCGTTCCAACGCCCGTCCCGCGCCTTGGCGAGGCGCGACCGCACCAGCCGCAGGCTGCCCACCCGCCAGCCTCCGATCATGTCCGGCAACTGCCGCACCGCCGCGTCGGCCAGCGGCATGATGCCGCCGATCCGCGCCGGGGTTTCGCGGTCGTCCTCTATGGTAAGACCGATCCTCAGCTCGCGCCCGTCCCTGTCCTTGGTCGCCCAGTCGCTCCCCGCGCATTCGCCCAACGTGAGCGTGGGCGGCGTCGCCTTTACCGGCGCGCCGTCATGGACGCGGTTCACCTGCGCCATCAGCGCCGCGTCGCCGCGCAGATGGCCGAGCAGCGCCGCGCGAATATCGCTTTCCGCGTTCATGCCCCGATCCTTCCGATATTCCTGAGGCTCGCCTCGCGGATCCAGCGGTCGAGCAGGCCCCTGCCCTCCAGCACCACCTGCTCGCCCTCAATGCTGACGGCGATGCCGCCCAGCGCCCCGGCCGCCCCGGCGATTTCCCGCCGGCGCAGCTCGGCCCGCTGCTCGCCCGCCCGGCGTATCCGTTCGATGGCGCCGCTCATGCGATCCGCATCCTGCGCCATGGCCGCAGCAGCGCGGTGACGATGGCGGGCGGCGCGCCGCTGCCGTTTTCGGCGAAGAGATGCGCGGCCAGCCGGACTATGCCCTGCCGGGGCGGATCGGGCAGCCCTTCCCACTCATCGGCCA